CGAAGTTGTCATGCTTGGTGATAAAGACGGCAACATTATCAACTCGTTTGGTTCTGCTTCCAATATCCCTATTGCAGGTGGACTCGTTGATGGGTATAGTGGAATACATAAGTTTGGTAGAAATCCAAATGTAGGAAATGTACCAGAAACTATTTGGATGTATGGCGGAATTTATCAATATCTTGATGTTGGTTCTGATAGTACAGTTTATGCATATAGCGCAAGCTCTGACGATGGTCCTGGCAACGATGGTGCGCGCACGGTTACTGTTCAAGGTTTAGATAATGATTTCAATCTAATTGAAGAAACGATTACTGTAAATGGTGCAGCTTCTACTGCTTCATTCCTAAGAGTTTATAGAGCATTTGTTGCGACCGCTGGGGCGTTAGCGGCAAATGATGATAATATTCTTATATCCACCGCAGCGTCTGGAGGCGGTACAGTTCTTGCTGATATTGGCGTTATTGGTAGCGGGCAAACTACAGGTTTAGGTCAAACTCAACTTGCACTTTATACAATACCGGCTGGAAAGACTGGTTATCTTACTACTTGGAACGTCGGCGTAGCACCAATGAATAATGCTGTCACAGTTACTTTGTTGGCAAGAGAATTAGATGGTGGCGCACCATTTAGATCAAAGGATATTATGGATATCGTAGGTGGGTATACTACTCAGAATTATTCAGTTCCTTTGCGCTTTCCAGAAAAAACTGATATTGAAGTGAGAGGAACTGGTGACACTGGTTCAGTTATTTCATCTTCTTTTGATATTATACTGGTAGATAATTAATGAATTTCGCAGAGTTTATCACAGAACAGAAAAACACTCACATGACCCATATTGAGGACAAGGTTCTCTATGGGGGTGTCAAGGGTACACGAGAAGCAATCCTTGCCTTGCGTGAGTTACGTGACATGTTGTCAGGTAAACACGAGGGTAAAGTTTCTGTTAAGTGGGACGGTGCGCCTGCAATCTTCTGTGGTCAAGACCCACGAGACGGTAAGTTCTTTGTCGCTAAGAAAGGTATCTTTGCGAAGAGTCCCAAGGTCTACAAGACAGATGCAGAGATCGATGCGGACATGTCTGGTGACCTCGCAGACAAGATGAAGGCTGCATTGCAACACCTACCCGCATTAGGAATCAAGGGTGTCATTCAGGGTGACTTCCTGTTTGGGCCTGGCGATCTACAGAGAAAGAAAATAGACGGAGAGTCCTATGTTACGTTTCATCCTAATACTATTGTATATGCTGTTCCCGTTAAAATGGCTTCTGATATTCTGAAAGCGAAGATCGGTATTGTATGGCACACCACCTACACGGGTAATGACTTCGAATCCATGAAGGCGTCCTATGGTGTGGACGTGTCCAAGTTCAAGAAGTCTACTACAGTCTGGTCTCAGGATGCGATGTTACGAGATGTTACCAAGGCAACCATGTCTGCGAGTGACACCGAAGAAGTTAACGGATACCTAAGTACCGCAGGCAGATTGTTCAATAAGATTGCCGGATCGACCCTTCGTGAGTTAGGATCAAAACAACACATTGCACAACTGATCGAACAGTACAACAACACTTTTGTGCGGCAAAATCAAGTGATTGGTGACACTAATCTGCACGTAAGAGGGTTGATCAAGTGGATCAACGATAAGTTCCAGAAAGAGGCTGACAAACGTTCTACTGAAAGGGGTAAGGCAACACAGTACGCAAAACGAGACGAAATCCTAGAATTCTTCTCACCCAAGAACCGTAAGTCTCTGGTTAATATGTTTGATTTGCAAAAAAGTATCGTACTTGCGAAGTTAAAACTTATAAATAAACTTGATAGTTTAAAGAAGATTGATACTTTTGTTAAGACAAAACAGGGGTATAAAGTAACCGGAGAAGAAGGTTACGTTGCAATCGATAAACTTGGTGGTGACGCAGTGAAACTTGTTGATCGTATGGAGTTTTCATACAACAACTTTTCACCAGATATTTTGAAAGGATGGGATAAACCAACGAGAAACTAGAATGGCTAAACCGTTACGATTTAAAGATTTTGTAAGCGTAGATTACACTCAGTCGGGTGATGATCAGCTTGCAAAACAATCCAAGAAAAGAAAACTGGACATCCCAACAGGTAACACTGGCGAGGCGTTAGACTTTGCTGCCCGTCGAAAACTCGCACGATCACTTAAGAAGAATAAAGCTAAGATCGCCATGGGGCGTAAAAGAGCTGCACGTAAATTTGCCGATATGGACAAACTTAAGAAACGTGCACAAAAACAAGCACGTACTATGTTCTTCAAAAAGTTGACTAAGGGTGCGGATAAAGGTAAACTCTCATTTGCTCGTAGACAGGAGATAGAGAAACGCCTAGATAAAATGCGTCCTAAAATTGATAAGGTAGCTCGTAAACTGTTACCTAAAGTACGCAAAATGGAAAAAGACCGAAAGCGTGGCGGACAGAATAAAGATGATTAAGAATTTTTCACAGTACCTAACCGAAGAAGAAAAGGAAGTTTATTTTACCTTTGGTAGAATGAACCCACCTACTATCGGCCACGGTAAAGTAATGAACACACTTGCCTCCAAATCTGGTGGTGCAGACTACAAAGTCTATTTGTCCCAAGTATCAAACCCCAAGAAAGACCCTTTGTCATATTCAGACAAGGTTAAACACGTGCGTAAGATGTTTCCAAAACATGCACGTAGTGTGATGATCGACAAGAACGTCAAGAATGTATTTGATGTCGCATCACGGTTGTATGACCAAGGGTATAAAAAAGTAACAATGGTTGTCGGGGATGACCGTGTACGTGAGTTTGATGTCCTGTTGTCTAAGTACAATGGTAAGAAAGCTCGTCACGGGTTTTATAACTTCGAAACTATTCGTGTAGTATCCGCTGGTAAACGTGATCCGGATGCTGAGGGTGTGGAAGGTATGTCCGCATCTAAGCAACGTGCAAACGCACAGAACAATGACTTCGTGACTTTCGCACAAGGTGTGCCTAAGTCTATGTCGGACAGAGATGCAAGGAAGTTGTTCAATGATGTCCGTAAAGGGATGGGTCTCAAGGAAGAGCACTCATTCAAGAATCATATTGAACTGACGCCTGTTTCTGAAACAAGAGAAAAATATGTACAGGGTAAACTCTATGAAATTGGAGATTCTGTTGTTATTAAAGAAAGCGAAGAAGTGGCCACGGTCTCAATGCTCGGATCAAATTACGTTATCGTCGAACGCCCAGATGGCACTCGACTACGCAAATGGTTGGATGCAATCGAACTCGTTGAACGACAAGACCCTGATATCAAAGATAGAGAAGGCACACAACCCGCAAGGTATCACGCCGGACTAAAGAAGTCTACCAAGGCAAAACGAGACGCACATTTTAAGAAGCACGGCAAGAAGGATGATGATGACGCATCCGCATACAAGCCTGCGCCTGGCGATAAGACCGCAAAGACTAAACCATCCAAGTACACTAAACAGTTCAAAGACATGTATGATGAAGACTGTTGGGATGGATTCAAACAGGTTGGTATGAAGAAGAAGGGGAACAAGACTGTTCCTGATTGCGTACCTGAAGAACTTGAAATTACTTTTGAGATGTGTCTCAAGGCAGAGACCACACCTCAGATGATATCTCGTTGGGCAGCAAAGACCATTAAGAAAAAACAGTATCAACAAGTTGCGGACTATATTCGCAAACAAATGAAAGCGGACAAGGGTAGACATGGCCCTGAGTACTACGCACAACAACTTATCCGTAAACACGGTTTGAAGTTGGATATCAAAGCATTGGGTGGTGTGGTACGTGGTGAGGCATATGAAGAGACCGATCCAGTAAAATCCGCTCGTAATGATATCAACAGAGAAAAAGAACAAGACAAAAAAAGACACGATAGAATCTTGGATCGTGCAAGACTTGCTCGTGCTAAAGTTAAAAATCGGGAAACGGAATGAAACGGTATTCTCTTTGGGACAGTTTAGGTGACTTGGGAGAAGGCCCAGACGGACTTGCTGCGAAAGCAAAGAAATCTGGTATCTCCGTAGCTACTTTAAGAAAGGTTTATAATCGTGGTGTTGCAGCTTGGAAGACTGGTCATAGGCCAGGCACTACCCCTCAGCAATGGGGATATGCACGTGTCAACGCCTTCATAGTAAAAAAGAAAAAAGGTGGGTTAAACCACGATAAGGACTTAGCGTAATGAAATTAAAAGATTTGCGTGAGAAGAGATTCACGCCAAAAGAAATCAAAATGGCTATTGGTATTGCAACAGACAAACGCTACAAGGGTGGCAATATGACTGGTGCGAGTCAAGCTATTGAGAAGATTAAGAAAGGTCTCTCTGATCACCCACAGGTTAAAGCAGTACTCAAAAGAGTAAATGAAGCAGTATCTCCTGCTCAACAAGCTGCGATTGCAATCTCCAAGAAAGAGAAAGAACAAAAGGAATGTGCGTCTGAGGATGATTTCAAACCTCACATGATGTATGACCCGAAGACGGGTAAGGGTTTCAAAGCAAATAAGTATGCCGATCATGTCAAGTATGACAAGATGGGTTATACCCACGAGAAACCAGAAGTCAATGAAGCAATTGATTTCTTCAAGACATCCAAGGCACTATCCGACTACGCAAAGAAGTCTGGTGGTATCGACAAGAGAGATTTCGAAAAGGCGGCCGCATACGTAAGAGAGATTGGTAAAAACTCATCTACTATGGTTCAGAACAAGGCATTCATGGGATTGAAGAAACATGTTTCTAATATGGACACCGATCCCCGTGATGGTGTTTTGTCAATTCTTAAGAAACATGGAATGTTCAAGAATGGACGCTTGATGCAAGAACAAGCAGAGAACTGTGGTTGTGGTAAGACACCGTGTGAGACATATGGAATTGTTGAAAAAAAGGCTGGACATATGGATCAACTACGTGATATAGTAAAGAACAAACAGGCCAAGAAGGTCAATGGTGTTATGGTAGATATGTTTACAGCATCCGCAATTACTCAAATCTACGATAAGGTCAACGATCAGAACAAGAAGAGAATGGATGGAATGACTATCCCTGCTCTTGCGGATGTGGCCTACAAAATGATGAAGAAGAGGTAACCATGATTACATTCGACCAACTCAGGGAAAAGAAGGACTCTTATCCAATCTATCACAAAACCTATTCTGCTGCGATGGCAGCTGCATACGCATTTGCAAAGAAAAGGGGTTTTGAAGTGGATACCGATGACATTGATAGAAAGGTGGCAATGGGGCCTAGGAAACCTTCCAATGGTAAGACCAACAGTTTCACTCTCAAATTAAAGGATGAGAAACGTAAGATGCTAGCAGTACAGGTAACTAATCTGGACAATAAGCGTTACGAACTCAATACATATATCACATGAAAAAATTTACCGATTACCTAGCCATAGATGAACATTGCGAATGCAATGATCTCTACGAAGACTTAGAAATAACTGAGTCGGAATATCAAGGAAAGAAGGTCAAACTGAATGACCCTATCCGTACATCTGAGAACCCCAATAAGAAGTTCAAGGTGTACGTGAAGAACGAGAAGGGTAAGGTTGTGGTTGTTCGATTT